TCGCAACCGGAGGAATGAAGTCCTCGGTGCGTGCGAAGTTCGCAACGCCGTGGTCCACCAAGCCGTCCAGTTCACCGAACGTGTTGACCATCGAGTCAACGTATTCACCGAACGCTTCGGCACCGTGCTTCTTGTGGAACGCGAACAGACGCTCCTTGATGTCGCTGCCGCACGGACGGCCTTCCAGCTTGGCGAGCGCAACCGTGACATCATCGCGGCGGCGGTCGGCAGCTTCACGCTCATCCAGTCGAGCACGCAGAACTGCGTTCTCGCCAGCGATGCGAGCCATCTGTTGACCAATGCCAGCGGGGAGAGCCTTCATGCTTTCAGCCATGGGAACGGGTTCTGCCTCTTCGGTGTCTTCGGCTTCAGGCGAGCCGCCCGATTGCGACTCAGCAAGCGCAGCCTGGATGGCCGCGATGTCTTCGGAAGACATAGCACCGTTGCGGATTGCATCGCAGATTGCAGCGACGTTCATGCCGCCTTCGTCCTGCATCTTCTCCTCGGGCTTGTCTTGCACTGGCGCAGCGTCCTCCATGCCAACCTCGGGCTTGTCCTTCACAGCCTCCATCTGGTCCTGCGGGTAGGACTCGGCTTCGGCTGCGAACGCTGCTCGCTTCTTGTTCTGCTTGTTCATGTTGATGTCGTCCTCGATCAGTAGGATCGCACTGCTGCCACGACGGAAGCAGGCTACCACGGGTTGCTTCACGTCACCGCGACGTTGCAGCCACGGGTTGTAGAAAGTCGCACTCGCTACCCCGTTGGCCGCAGTCACTGGCTGTTCGCTCTCGCTGATGTCCGCGACCATCAGCATCGGCAACTCCAGGTAGGGAGCTTCGTGGTCCAGCAGGGCCAGCGAGTCCAAGGCAGGCGCGTCCACGTCGAAGATCTCGACCGAGCGGTAGGGCAGTCGCTTGCTCAGGACTTCCTCCCGCACGCTCGGGTCCGTGATGTGCAGATCTGCGTAGACTGCCAGCGACGGCTGACCCTTAAACGTCATCAGGCCCGTTCCGACGATGCGGAAGAAGCCCGCAGGGCGCACTCCATCGTCCTGCGATCCGGTGTGGTGCCGCACATGCAGCGGAGGAAGGTAGCCCTCCTTCTCGGCCTGCATCGCCTTGGCGACCGCCTGCGAGATCCAGTTCTTGTCGAAGTTGTGCTCGCCACGCTGGCACTCGACAAAGATCGGGACGTTGTGAATGACCAGCACGCCATCCTTTTCGGTGGCCTTGTAGCCTGCGAATCCGCTCATCACGCGTCTCCTCGCACAATGCCAAGGCTCAGATCAAACCGCGTCGAGGCGACTGGCGTGAAGCCCGTGCGCGTGACCAGCAGACCAAACAACGCGCCGCTGACGGAGTTGAACGGCAGACCTTGATCGACGGTCTGCAATCCTGACCCAGCCACGGTCGCCCCAAGGTCGGATCGATACACGTTGATGGTTCCAGTTGCAGTCGCGGGTCGGCGGTTCAAGTAGTTAAACACGAACGATCCGATGCAGTGCCGCAGGTCCCCAGTTGCAAGGTTGCACAGCGCGTTGTCTACAAAGTTGGTCGGCTCGCTCTGGAACAGAAACAGCTCCAAATCCACGTTTTGACCGTCGTGGAAAGCGACGGTTGCGTTCTGCACCACGCCTTGTCCGCCTGCGTCCAAGAAGATCAAGCACTTGGCAGTTGCGCTGCTGTCCGACACGACATCGTTTTGTGCGTAAGCAGTCGTGTCCGCTGGGCGCGTGAACGCCGCGATGGGGCGAGCGTACTTGGACCGCAGGCCCACTGGTGTGGAAGCGTAGAGGTTAGTTACCTGTGCCATGCTTGTGCTCCTTGACGATGCGCTCGATGCCTGCCTTGACGGCTCGGGTCGGCTGCTCGGTTTCACCGCGCAGTAGGCGGTAGACGGTATCACGCCCAGCAGGGATCTGCTCGGCTACTTGCGCCACTCCCATGCGAGCAGCGATGCGACAGAAGTCGCGGCGGGTCTCGGGCCAGTCACTCATCGACGCACCAGATCAGGTCTGCCTTGATGACGGAACCCAGGATCAGGGCGGAACCCAGGAGGAATGCGGGACTGCTTCAGGTCGCCACGACGGTCCATGCGACCCTTCGCACGAAGCTCGGGCACGCTTACGTGCACAAGCTGGCAGCGGCAGTTGTAGCCGAGCGGCGGAGCCAACTTGTCCCACGCTGGGTTGTCCACGGCCAGAATCACTCCGTCGCCTGCGCTGTGGTTGTGGCGCGTGTTGCTGTCGCCAACCGCGTCGAACCGGAACGCTGGGACCACCTTCTTGATGTCGGGATCCTGCGCTTGGCGGAACCGACCAGCGGTCACCGCAGCGTTGACGTTCGTCCGGTAGACCATGCGAGAGTAGGCTTGGCTCCACGCCTTGCCTCGCTTGCGCAGTTCGTCCACCCGCTGGCTGATCTTGCGACCGATCTGGCCTTCGGACATGCCCTTGCGCATGCCTTCCGCGATCAGCCGCTGGACCTCCTTGGTCACGCTGGCTTCTGCGGCGCGTGCAAACGCCAGGATGTTCCGCTCGCTGTATAGCTGTGCGATCTTCTGCGCAGTTCGGTCGGCAGCCCTGCGCAGCGTCACGGGAGTCTTGTTGATCAACTCCTCCAACGCCTCCGTCAGCGTCAGCCGTGGGATGACCGTCTGCGACTTGGCAAAGCGCATCATGCGCTGGCGTTCGGTCGGCTCGGAGCGCAACCCGAACTCCAGGTCGTAGGCATCGGCTGCGTCTTGCAGCATGAGCCGCGCTCCCAGGATCTCGCCCATCGCCATGGTCTGGCGCATGGCTTCGCCCAGGCGCATACGCGACTCTGCCATGGCTGTGCGGTCGTTCTGCACGGTCGCCACCAACAGGTCCAGCAACGGGCCAGCGTAGTCCTCGGCACGCTTGGCCGAGGTGCTTTCCAGCAACTGGTCAACGCGCTCCTCGGTGAACTGGCTCACGGCAGCGACAAGCCTCCCTGCGGCATGATCGACTGCTGCAAGCCACCAGCAGGGATGACCGTCTCCCCAGGCTGCGGCTTCTTGAAGCCCGACTGCTCCAGCACATCTTCCAACGACAACTCGACCCCCATCGAGTTCAGGGCCTGGGCAACCTGCATGCGCTCCTGCGGGTCTTGCCTCTTCTCCTGAGTGATGCTGAAGCGTGGCTTCTCGTTCAGCAGACCAAGCTCCACGATGTTCGCGTGGTTCTTCCACCAGATCGCACCAAGCAAGCTCTTGGTCAGCGTCTCTTCCAGCGTTTCGCGGTCGTATTGGATCAACGCTTCGGTCGAGTTCTCTTGAATCTCGGCCAGTGCGTAGGAGCCGCCGTCGCTGGCTGCGGTGGTCAGGTTTGCTCCCAAGACCAGCGTGAAGATGGTGCTGCGCAACTCACCGCGCATCGTGGACAGCATCTGCCAGCCTTCGCTGCTGCCGCTGACAGTCTCGATGCTGTCGGCTGAGTCGTGAACAAGAACGTGGCGGCTGCGCAGGTCTTCCAGCACATCTCGCCAGGAGTTGATCAGCTCGGAGTTGGGCATGCCCGTCTCCGCGTCGCGGATGCCGTCCACCTTGGCCGTCAGGATGCCTTGCGCAAACCGCTCGACTGCTTGCAGCGACTCTCGGAACACGTGCTCCTTGGCCCACCACCACCAAGCCAACGCTTCGCGCAGGCCACGACCGTGCCCAAGACTGGCTTGGTCATCCTGGTAGACGTGCCGAATCGTGAGAGCCGTCTCCTCGATGGTCAGAGGTCGCCAGTCGTCGCGCATCATGTCCCACTGCTTCCACTGGACCATCTTCTGGCCGTCCTGGTTGCTTGGCGTGATGCGGAACATGCGCTTGTCCAGATCCTCCAGGCGCGTGGGCACCCACCACTTGCGGGCCTTGCCGTCGCCAAGCGTGAGCGTCTTGACCTTGCCATGGATGCGGGCAAAGCGTGCTCCACTGAAGAATGCTCGGGCCAAGTTGAGGCGGGCCTGGGTGAAGTGCTCGACCTGTTCCAGCAGGTGCGTTGCCACGCCAACGGCCATGGCCGCTCGCTTGCTGCCTTCCACCTGCGGCACCACGTTCCACTGGCGACCAGCGATCAGGTGGCGGCGGAAGCCAACTGCGTGAGCGATGTCCGCGTCGCGCAGCATCTTCTCCTCCATCTCTGGCTCCTTGAGAAGCCAAAGCGAAGGGTCGTGCAACTCGATGTTGTTGCGCCACGCTGCGCTGAGTGCGCGAACGTAGAGTTGCGATGCCTGATTGCGTGAGCGCAGTTCTTGAGTCATTGCGGTGGCTTCGGTGTGGGTGGCAACCACGGATGGTCGCCTTTCGTGTCGCGCTGCAACTGCTCCCAGATGCTAGCCGCCCTGACATGCGTTGGTGAGTCCTGAAGCACCACCCAAACGGCGAAGCTCATGCCGAACAGGTTGAACGACTCGTCCGCAGTGCCCGCCG